GAGTATAGAGTATCTGCTTCATTATCATCATTAAGGAAGATAAGAAATAAGTTTCTAGATTGTAATCCGTTATAATCGTAGTTACCCCATCTGTTACTCCAACTCCAGCTAATTTGAGTTCTACCATCTGTGTGGTTGTAGGAAGAATATCTCTGTCTACCATAACGTCTGTACATAGTAAAATCTTCCATGAAGTTTGCCTGGTTGGCATGAGTACCTTCTGGCATTTGACAGTTGCCGTTTCTACCTGATGAGTATAGCTGTACATCTAAAGCCTGAACTGGTGGATTGTACCCGATAGGTGAAAAGTAAACCATATGTTCAGGTCGTGTTGCTCCTAAACCATAAGGTGTACCATTACTATTACGCAAATCCCACCCTGATCCAACTCCGGTCATATGGTTTCTAACGTAAGAATACTGCCAGTAGTCGTTGTAGAATCTACTTACTCGATAAATTTCATACACCATATGTAGTGAACCATTTCCATGGTTGTAAGTACCGGCTGATGTAAAGGGTATTGTAGTCCCGTTATAAGTTAGAGATAATGTAATACCTGAATCATCTACCGATGATATATAATACTGTTGGAATCTTTGTAATCCTCCAATTGGTGCATCTTCTTGCGGTGGGCAGTAAAGTACACAGTCATTAACTCTAAAGTTACTGTTACGCCATAATATCTTATTACTACCTACAGAAACTCCTGAAGCTTTAAACTTAAAGGAGTAAGTACCTTTCATTTGCTTAGTCTCTGCATTAGACATATCCGCACTAAGTACTTTTGAAATAGTATTTGTAGGATCTACTGTTGGTTCGCCATCTGCTGCTAGACCTGATCCTTGATTAACTTGAAGTATTTTTGGTGAAGTTGTATTTACTAAATAGAAGTTCGATTGAGATACAAATCCGTGTTCAGTAGGTGTAGTTACTGTAATTGTTGACTCATCTGTACCGTCTGTTGTTATACCGGCTTCAGCATTGTAAGGAATTTGTGAACCTGCATAAAACTGTCCAGGAGTAATGATTGTATATGTACCGTCTAATTTACCTGTTGAACCTTGAGTAGCTCTAGCTTTATAAGTAAATTGAGTTTCGTTTACTACTGATTGAATAATATATTTACCTTCTGCAGTTTGAGAGCTTAATCCTCGAACATCAATTGGTGTACCCTGTACTAATCTGTGTGCGTCAACTGTCTGTACTGTGATTACATCAGAATTTTCTTTTGAAGTAATCTGTACGATATTAGAAACTCCGGAGTCAGCATCAGATATATAATACGATGGCACGTTATTTGATAGCTCTACCGTTTCCCACTTAGTACCCTGTAATCCGTACTCAAAATCCGTATCAATAAGGTTTTCAGGTTGTGAAACTCTTATTTTACTTACCGGGTCAATATATGTCTCATCAAAGGTTACATCTTGGTGATCTTTTTCTACAAAGATTTGTAAGTTAGAACCTGAGTCGATACCCATGGTAGTAAGGTTCTTTTGCATATTGAATACAGTATACTCTGTATTGTTATCAAAAGAGTGTGATGTAATCCCGGATCCGGAAACTGCAAAGTTGTAGACGATATTATTAGTATCTACTTCTGTGATAAGTAACAATCGATTTGGTTTGATTCTATTTTCAACCGAAATCGTATTCGCTGCTCTATCTATTTTGTAATGATTAACTAGACTTTTTGCCATCTTATTCTATATATAAATTATCCTAATGCTACTGCGAGTGCTGCTGCTAAACCATCTGTTACGAAAGTTTGTCCTGCTCCTCCTTGTTCTAACGCTTGTCGTCCATTAACTATATTAGCTGTTACAGTTTCTGAAACGTCTACTGAACCTGTTACGAAGGCCCCATCTAGGGCTCTTACTGGTGTTCTTACTACTAATTCGTTTGCCATGTTTATAAATATTAAATTAACTTGCTAACTGTTTTAATTGACCAGTTATTTGTAGTTGTAGTAGCTTTCAATTCTACGTTACCTCCATTTATATGAGCTGAAAGGTCTACATCTGATGTATCTCCTATATCTTGTGTAGAAGTTTCAGCATATGTAATACTAACTCCTGTCCAAGCTGCCATTAATGTACCTGCTCTGACGTTACTACCTTCGGCTATAACATAGTCGAAAAATGCAGATTGTGCTGAACCTGTACTAACTGCCGCTATTACTTCTGTTCCTGAATCTACATCTATGTTTTGGCTGTATTCTAATGAAGCTGAGAGTATACCTAAAGCTGCATTGATTGTAAATCCACCATCTACGCTTGTGCTAGCTAGTTGATTTGATCCTGATATGAGAGTAGGCTTATCTGTAATGTCTGCGTACTCTACTGTACCATCAAAATTACCTTCAAATGATCCAGAAAAAGATCCGGATATAACAGATTGTCCGGTAATCTTTACAGATGTGCCGGAGAAAGGCTGTATGGTATTTACTTTTAATATACTCATTTTATATAAATATGGTTAATTCTCTAATATACTTAAGACTGAGTTGGTTCCTATATCTAAAGTCATGTTTAATCCTACTGGTCCTATTAGGTGTGCGTTATTATTATCTGGAATAGTAAAATCTGTTGATAGTGTCTGTGAATGCATTAACATTCCAGATGTTGTACCGCTACCTCCTCCTCCTGAACCTGATATTAAGTGTCCACCTTTAGCTATAATAACACGACCGGAGACTGGTTCTGGGAATGTTATTGTAACATTGTTGTCGTTTACTGTAGTAATAGATGAAGGTATAATAACTGAATCGCTATTATTGAATACCTGTACTAATACGTTTTTAGTTCCAAAATTATGTGCAGCTGTATGTGAAGTGACATTTGTAAATGAATCATATACTGTAGCTGATTGCACTACCCCGCCTCCTGCAGCAATTCCTGTTAGCTGTGAACCGTCTCCTACAAAAGCGTTTGCAGTTACGTTTCCTGTAACATTTAAAGATCCCTGTATACCGGCCGAACCAGTATATGGAAATCCTGCACCTGCTCCTGCATTTAAAGCATAAGAAGCTGTAATAGCATAAGAAGCAGTATTTGCTAAGTTTATAGACTCACTAGAACCTGATTGGTGTACAAGTAAACTACCTGAGTGTTGTGCTAAAACTATGCTAGTATGGCCAACTTGTCCAAGATGTACTTCATTTACAACTAAATTCTTTCTCTGATTGGTGTGGTCTTTTAATTCTAAGTCACCTCCTAATGTTCTAGTAATTCTAGTAGTATCAAGATATATTGTAGATCCGCTTAAATAAAGATCTCTCCAACGGTTACTATTTGATCCTAAGTCGAATACTTCTGTTGTAGAAGGAAGCAGGGAGCCACTAATAGTAAGTTGCCCTAAACCTGTTATTTGAGCAGATGAGGAAACAATACCATTTGGAACATTAGTAAAATTATCATAATCTAGATAATGAGTTCCTGGTTGTCCGGCTAAATTAGCTGAATTATCAACTGAACTTGAAACTATATGACCACCTTTTGCTATTACTACTGTACCTGTCTTAGGAGTACTAAATTGAATACCTACTTTATTAGTATCTAGTATTTGTACTGCCTGAGGTATAATTTGGTAATTGTTATTATCGTAAACCGATACTATAATATTATTAGTACCAAAATCATGTGACCCTGTATATGTTGTTACTCCTGTAAAAGAGTCTGCAAAGGTTGCTATTTCAGATACTTCCTGTGTCCCTGAGACAATATGACCACCTTTTGCTATTACTATATGTCCAGATGTAACTTCTGCAAACTGTACATTTACGTTATCATCATCTGTTAATCTTATTCTTGCAGGAATTACTTGATCGTAATTAAAATCGTAAACAGATACTAAAATATTACGGCTAGCAAAACCATGGTAAATAGTTTCGTCTAAAGAGCTGGTAAATGTAGCTTTAACTGTTGCTGTTTGAGCAAATGATAATCCTGTTAAGCCAGAACCGTCTCCAGAAAATGAAGAACCGGTAATTGGTCCAATAACATTTAAAGATCCTGTTATTACTGCTGAACCGGTGTATGGAAATCCATCTGCTGATTGAGATATAAACCCTAAGTCTGTAATTTGAGCCGAAGAAGATATAGTTCCATTAACTGATTGAGAAATAAATCCTAAAGCGGTAATTTGAGCCGAAGAAGATATAATACCGTCTTCTAAAACAACATCTGTTGTATCTCCCTGTAGGAGTACTTGTTGCCATTGTGATCCAGTATATAAGAGTATTCTCTCTCTATCTGTATTATAAATTACTTCTCCATCGAATGGAGAAAGTGAACTTGTCTGTGCGTTAGTAAAGCCTTCTAGTCTTAATGAAGCATCTTTTATTATGACTGCATTAGAAGCACTAAGAATTATATTATTCGCGGATGTTAAAGTAGGAGTTCCAACTCCGTTAGTAACCTTATAAGATCTTGCTGTTATATCTCCTGTAGTGGAAATTGAGCCGGTTACTTCTACATTACTTTGTGATATTAATAAGGAACCTGTGATGATAGCAGACCCTGAGAAGGGAAATCCGGAAGCTGGTAAGTTGGTTAATGCAGAACCGTCTCCTTTGAAGAATGAAGCGGTAACGGCATTATTTACATTAAGTGAGTTGAGAGAGGCGTCAGAGCCACTAACAACGAGTTTTTTCCAATTCGGCATGTCTACTTTATCACGGTTGGTTACAGGATTGCCTGCCCACTTCCCCTACGGGCCAATAATATACTATTATAAATAGCAAAAGGGCCTAAAGCCCTTCACTATCTGTTTCTATTTTTTTGAGTAAAGTTGATACCTTAACCCAAACTGCATAAAATGTTTCAAATTCATGCCCTTTGTATGTAGCATCTTTTAGTTTAGTAAGAATAAAGTTAAGCTCTTTAGAATTTAAACTACTTTTAGTTAGTATCTGTTCTGTTATTTTAGCTCTTGCTTCTTCTCCTTGTATAACTTTACCTTTCGATATTATTGGCATAACTATTATTTAAATTTATGTGTACATAAATATATTTCCTGATGAGTCAACTTTTATATTACCTACTTTAGCATATTCTGCATCGTTTACATCGTGATTTACATCATCTTCATGTACTACTAAAGCTACATATGCTTCATTATCAGCAGCTGATGCAGTTGCATTAAGAGTAGCTGTAACTCCCCATCTTCCATCGTCTCCGTCATATAAAAAAGCATGACCGGTTCCATTACCTTCGTCAATAACAAGACCACCTTCATCTGGATTGGTTGAACCAGAGTTTAAAAGAATAAATTTATCCTTTATTGCTTTGTTGGTAGTATTTAATGTTGTTAAGTCACCGTTTACTGTTAAGTTACCATCTATTGTGGTATCGTTTGTAACTACTAAGGAACCGAACGTTACATTATCGGTGGTCTGTAGTCCTAAATCAATATCTGATGCTACTCCGTTAAGAGTTGATCTTAAGGTACCTTGATTAGGTGAAGTGAAAGTAGATCCTGATACTACTCCGCTATTTAGTGCAAAAGTAACTTTATCATCAGAAACTGTTGTTGTGATTCCGTTAGTACCTTCAAAATCTAATGTTCCATCAATTAATGAAACTGAATCTGTACCCGTATCACCAGAAATACCTAATGTAGTGCTGATTGTAGATAAAGATGCAGATGTAATACGTCCCTGTTCATCTATATCTAATACTGGTACTTGTGTTGAAGATCCAAACCCTCCAGCTACTCCTCCTCCGGTAGTAAATACATTATCTAATTGGGTGGCACCAATTCCATTTCCTTTTACTTGGAGATTATCACCTGAGATCTCTATTGTTGTATTATCAACATTTGCAGTAACGGTTACCCCGCTACCTAATGTACCGGAAGTAGTTATTCCGTCACCTCCAGTGACAGTGGTATCTTCTAATGCTGTTAGATCAGTAGCAATTGAAGAACTAAAGGTAGTATATCCTGTAGTACCGGTAATATCAATTTGAGCTGAGCCAGATACAAGGGTAGGTTGGTTAACTATGTTAGTATAGTTAATATCTGTTAATCCGCTACCGTTTCCTTCGTATGAACCAGAGAAAGATCCAGAAAGTGTTACTATCCCTCCAGAGGTGGATGTAACAAAGTTACTATCATTGTTTAATTGAGAAATATCCGATCCGGATACTACTATCTTTTTCCACTGTGCCATGTTATGCTGTTATTTATATATAAATATGTTCATTTAATCATTTACTCCTAGGTATAGATTGAAATCATCACCAAAGAATATACCTCCTTCTACTGCTGTAGGAGTAGTATCTTGAGCAAAAAGCTGTAAAATACCTTCTTCATTGACTTTAATCTTATCTTCTCCGTTAACATTAATATTAAAGTAATCGGTTACACCGTTAAATTTTAAATCTAAAGAACCTGTTATCGATACATCTGTATTAGTAGAAGCATATGAACCTGTTAACGAAAATACATTTTTATTCTGTATAAAAGTTAGTACGCTCTCCCCGCTTACTTCTATATCTCCTGATATATTTAAATTAGAACCAGTTATATTACCTGTTCCAACATTTATATCTCTATCCAGCAAAATTTCTGTGAATTGTTCAGAGCCTGAAACTATACCTTGAGGTATATCGTCTAATTCACTAAATTTAGAAGCTGTAATAAATCCTAAATCCGATATTTGTGCAGATCTAGATACGATTCCTGAGATACTACTTGAAAGAAAGCCTAAATCAGATATCTGCGCTGAACTACTTACTATTCCAAGTGGTAGAGATTGTTGATCTACCTGTATTACTTCACCTTCCTCGTCTAATTGAACACTATATATAGTATCTACAATGACTCCAGCTGCGTTTACTACGGAAATAGATGCTGTGCCTAATAATAAGTTACCTATTCTTAAAGCATTATCTTCACCTGTTAAGTCTACTACTACCTGTCCGTCTTTTATGAAGTGTAAAGAAGATGTACTGAGGTATAAATCTCTAAATGGTGCAGTCTGACTACCTATGTTGTATATACCGTTTCCTTCTGCTGTTGCTTCCGGTATAATGCTACCGGAAATTGTTTGAGTACCTATAAATGTATTAGAAGCAGTAGTAGCTAATGAACTAGTATACTCTTTTATGGAAGAAGTCCACTCACTTAATGATGCAGTATATAGTAATATAGCGCCAAACTTAACTTGATCTGCTCCTTGACCTGCTTCAAGCACTCCAATGGCGTTTCCTAAGTCTTTTCCGTTAAGTAGTAAGTTACTTCCTGTGATTTGTAACGAACCTGTAACAGTGACCTTGTTAACTCCAGGTTTAATCTCGGATAAGTAGGTACCTTTGTCTCTAAAGACTAACGAACCGGATAATATACTGTCTATTCTACTCATCTATATTAAATATCATTAATGTTACCTACTACCTCTCCTGTAACCTTAACAGATGCTTTTGAAAAATACTTTTTGCTATTATAAGCCTGTGCATTTACTGTATCAGTTATAATATGACCAAGTAAGTTTATTTGAAACTCTGTTTTAATAATACGATCATTACCTTGAACTATCTCTGCTGAGGTAGTGTAGTTATCTATCATAGCTCTAAATCTGAACCTGCTTGGATCTCCCCAATATGAATCAGAAGCAAAGTTAATACCTTCTACTATTTTATTATTCTGCTCTACATAATCAGTAAATATTATACATGAGTATACTATATTTACATAGTCTGGTATAGCTACAGCATAGTATTCCTTAATTGGCTGTCTGTTATTAATTAATCCAAACCTATCGTATGCGTTCTTTTTAGAGTAAGAAGTAGAAAACACACCAAAGTTATGTGGATTATTAGCATCCATCTTATTTCCTAACTGTCTGTTCTTTTCTATACTATCTCTCCTAAATACTATAAGAGGAGCTTGCATTCTACCGTTTTTATCACGATAGTATCCGTCTTTTTGCATAGAAGCCCATCTTTCAGGTGATCCATACACTAAAGGTACGTTAATTTTCTTACCATTCTGCATAACAGAAGGCTGAAGCACGTTATTAAAGTAATAATGTATAGATTCATCTATATCTTTAATACCTACAGTCAATGTTTCGACGGTATCATTAGCTCTACTAACTTGTTGTGCTCTATTTACACCGGCAGATACAGGTTCTCCAGTAAATCCCAGGCTTTCCTGTGATAACTGCTCTTGAGACTTCGGTATTGGTTTGTTTTCTGCCATATTATCTTACTTCTGCTATTCCAACCTTATCAGCTCTTGTTAAATGACAGTCTACTATAATAGATAGAGAGGAGCCAAACCCGGATGTTCTGGAGGTAAGGTTATAGCTCTTATCTCTACCTAAAAATAATTGATTTTCTCTAACTGTATCTACTTCATAGAAGTCATTTTGCCATTGTACTATATCTCCTACTTCAGGAACGGTCTGTGCATCTACTAAATCTGGTCTTAAGAATGCAAATGATGCTTCTCTACCTAAATCTGGTCCGAATTCCTGTATATCTACTACTTGATCACCTCTAGTTATAAGACAATTAAGTTTAACTGCTTGCCAGAAGGACTTTTGTAATGCTTCTCCGTATAAATTAACGTCTGTATCTTCTAAACTGAGTTTATGGTACAGTATCTCCTGTTCTACAATGTCTTGTAGTAACTCTCTGTTAATATTAACGAGTAAATCAAAATCTCTCCCTGATCCAAATAGCATATTAGTATTCTCCTGGTGTTTTCATACGTTCTATAGACTTTTCTGCTACAGTAAACGCGTTAATCTCTTGATACTTACCTATAGCATTCTTTTTCAATGCAGAAAACGCTTCATTTCCTGGTTTTTGTGTTATTATCTTTACTTTAAAGGTATATTTACTGTTGACATTGTCGGAACCTGCTATAGTACACGTAGTTACACCAGGTAATGCTCTAATTAAGTCTGCTAACACCGAAGGTGAAGCATCTCTACTAATAACCTGTACCATTGCACGGAAAGGTGTGTATTTAGCTTCTAATATTATATCTGATAGTTTCATTATCCTACGTATATTGTCATTGGAACCTCTTTTAGTGTCTTATTGATGTTTTCTGATTCATTTGCTTTACGTTCAAGTTGGGATTGACGTGAAGTTTGATCTAACATCTCTCTTAAATTACCAAGTAGGTCAACTCTTTCAGTTCTTGCATCAGCAAGTAGGTCTGCTTGGTTTAAAGTAGCTTCTGAGCCGGGGACTGGTACTGTTTGGTATTTTCCTCTTACATAAGCCAATAATTCTTTAGCTAAAGCTAAGGTATACCTAAATATCCACTGCCTACCTACACTGTTTATACCTGAATAAGAAGGATTATTGTACGGAACCTCTGCTACATTAGTAATAAGGTCTGTTCCATCAATAAAACTAGCTGCTTTCTTTTCGTCTACATTGTAGTATTCAAATCTTAACTTATAGTTAGTCTTAGGAATAGGAAATAATTTTAATTTATTATTTACCATTTCAAAAGAGTATGTAGATCTTCTAATTTGATCATTAAACTCTATAGCTTGTACTTTTAATATATCAAAAGAAGCTGGCATTAATAAAAAATTAACTCCTGGGCTAAAAGATCCAAAGTCAAATGCATCCATCATGGATTGAACTCCAGTTCCGGTACCAGCATATGGATCAAAGTAACGCAATATAGCAGGAGGTGCTTCATAAAACACTCTTCTTATTTCTATACTACCGGTTATTCCTTGTGATTCCGCCCATGCATCTAAGTCATAGTCTTGCTTAGAAGCAGTAACTGCTAATGAACCTGTATGTCTAGTTACAAAACCTCCAACTTCTGCTTCTGTTCCGTAATTTTTACTTACATTTACTACTCTATCTAATGTAGGGTTAATTATTTTATTATTAATAGTAGGAGTACTGTTAGAACCTTCAAGTGATAAGTAGTTCTCTCTAATCTTATACTGGAATACTTCGTTACCATATGTAGAAATAGCTTCTTCAAAGCATGCAAAGAAGTTTTGATCTTGTAGTTCAACATCCATCAATGGATATCCAAGTCGAGTGCCACAGAATTTAGCTACTTTTACAGCATCTGTCTGGAAGTCTATATCAGTATCGTAAAATCCGAAAGGGGTATCACCTACATTAAAAGTAGCGCTTCCGTCCCATATAGTTACATTAGCCATTGATTACGGTTTTCTAATAAATAGTTGTTAATCTCTAAAGGTTTGATACACTTTTAGTATTGGAGATACTATATCATGACGATGGTTATGTTCTAGGTTAATTGTTTTAAACCCTTTCACTTGTTCTTCTAATCTAGACAGAAAAGAAAATCCTGTTTCTCTCTTATCTTTAAGGTCGATTTGTGCCATATCACCACATATAGTCATCTTGGAACCTCTTCCTAAACGTCCAATGACTGTTTCCATTTGACTATGGGTTACATTTTGTGCTTCATCTACTATTATAAAGGAATCCGTAAAGGTTCTACCTCTCATAAAAGCAAATGGTACAATTTCTATGTTACCATTCTCTAATTCTTTTTTAATCTTCTCTTCACTATACAGAAGATAGAGATTATGGTAGATAGGAGCTAACCAAGGGTCCATCTTTGCCTGAAGATCGCCTGGTAGGAATCCTATATCTTCTTTAGACACAGTCGGTCTTGTTATAATAATCTTTTGAACTTGTTTGGTGAATAGCATATCTAATGCTACTTGGGTTGCTACTAAGGTCTTACCGGAACCGGCCATTCCTCTTATAACTGTAATTGGAGATTCTAATATTAAGCTTTTCGCTATTTTTTGTTCGTCGTTAAGTTGAACGTTAAATTTAATTGGATTCTTTGGTCTTCTCTTTTGAACGAATACATCGTCCGTGTGGTGGTTTGAAGGCATCTATAATAACGTTTTAGTTTGTTATTATAAATAGTA